TTAGAACAGCAGCCCGAAGAGCTGCTTGAGATCGATGAGGTCGCGCGCGAGCATCACCGCGAACTGCGCGAAAATGAGCAGGAGCGCGACGTTGAGCTTGCGGGTGTTGGCAGCCTGCACGCGCCGGATTTCCGCATAACGACGCGTGCAGCTACGGACGTGGAGCCCCAGATTGTTACCCTCGAGCTCGTCCGCCTGGCTCAACGGATCGTCGTCGGGGTCGTATTTCTCCCCGACCAGAAATTCGAACAGGCTCATTTCGGATAGGCTCCCCAGGCCAGTTGGAAGTGCGGTCCGTCAAGATTCGCCTTCTTGCGTGCGCCACGGCGGCGCCGAACGTAGGCGGCGACCTCGGCTTCGAGATCGTGCGAGAGGTGCGCGAGCGGCTGATCCCAGACGCCGCCCCATTCGATTGCGACGCCAAGCTCCAGCGCAGCGGTTCGAACTGCCGCGGCGATCTGGAAATACAGGGGCCAGTCCCACGACACCTTGCCGCCGACCAGCGCGAGTAGATCGACGGCGTGGCCGGTCAGATGACGGGAATTCATCGTCCAGGACGCGCCGGCATCGACCAGAATCTGTTGACGCTCGCGCGAGCGCACACCCTCGCCGACACGAAAATCGACCGGTGTGTTCTGGATCGCCCGCTCAACAACGCGGATGAGATCTGGGTGAACGCCGCGCAGCTTCCCACGCGACGTCCGGCTGAGGACGAAGGCCATATCTTTCTCCTGAAATGAAAAACCCCGCGCTACGGCGGGGTGGGGGACGAACGAGGCGAGGGCGGTTCAGGCGTAGAGCAACTCGCCGACGACATCATTGGCGGCGACTGCCGTCGTGTCGGCGTCGGCGACCGCGCCGGTGATCGCGTAGGCAAGGCCGGTCGCGAACGAGATGCCGTTGATGCTGACCGTATCGATTCGGCCGCCATTGGCCGCGAGCGGATAGGTCGCGACCGGCACGTCCGTACCCACGGTCGGCGCCGAAGCCTTGTTGTAGAATTTCACGAACTTCATCGCGGCTGAGACGTTGCAGAGGTGGATTTCGTAAAGCCTGCCGGCCGAGGCCTTCACCGAGGTCGCATTAGTGGATGCTGCGGCCTGGACGCGGGTCTTTGTCATCGCGCCGGTCGCTGCCGCGGCGGGGGCGACTGCGCTGTTGAGGGCGACCGAAAGCGAGGCGTTGGCGATGTTGACGCCCAGGCGGTCGATCGGCGCGTTTCGGAATGCGGCCTGAACGAAGACCGTACCGGACCCGTAGGTCGAGACCCGCGCGCGGAAGTATTTAGCCACACTGGCAAAGATCAGCAGGATGGCCGTCGTGCTGGTTGTCACCTGCGCGGTCGAGCCGGTGTTCAGCGGTGTGTAGCCCGCGACCTGATACCAGGTGGTGCCGTCGTTCGACGCCTCATAGGTGATCGTGCTGCTGGTGCCGGCGCTGGTGACCTGCACGGCGACGGACTGATAGCCGGTGGTGTCCTGCGAAATCAGGACAGCAGCCGAAGTAGCCGAGCCTGAAACTTCGAGCATATCCGGATCGCTGACCGGCACCCGGTTAGCCGGCCCTACATCGGCGCCGGCGACTTGGAGCTGCGACTTATTGTGGGGTGTGTGGACGCCGGCGGAGTCGGTCGTCCGCATCGTCCGGTTGGTGCCGGCCGCGTCCTTGACCTGGATATTGTCGGCCATCGCCTAGAAACCGCAGGTGAAGATGTGGCCGCTCTGTTTCGCGTCGGCGAAGTCCCATTGCCCGAGATAGAAGATCAGGCTGAAGCCGCGGAGGCACTTCTGAATGAGCAGCAGGCCCATTGGTTTTCCCTGTCAGGCGGTCGGAGCGGCGAAGGTGAGGATCTGTGCGGCGACGCGGACTTTGCCGCCGGTGAAGCTGCCGCCGTTGGCGGTGAGGACGATTGGCGTATCGGAATAGTAGGCGGTCGGACCGATGACGCCGATATTCGTCGAGCCAAGGGCGACGCCGAGCGATCCGCCGAACTTCGAAAGGTCGCCCGCGACGCCGCAGTCGAACGAGGTGGCGCCGGTGATCGCCAGCGTCGTCCGAACGGAAACCGCCAGCGCGACCGAGCGCGCCGGGATTGCGATGGTGGTCGAAACCGACGCACCGGCGCAGACGACTTCTTCCTCGCGAATGTCCATACCGAGTCCAGCGCCATTCACCGTCAGGACGATGAACGACTGCCAGCCGCCGGCGGCGTAAGCGACGGTGCCTTCGTCATCGACGAAAGCGATCCAGCCATCGCGCGGCGTGAAATATCGCCAGCCCGCGTCTTTCCAGAGTGCCACCTCGTCCGTGTGGCCGCTCCAGGCGCCGGTGGCGCCCGCCGGGACGATCCAGCGATCCCCCTCAGCGGGCGATAACGGTGGATTGAGCAGCGTCCGTCCCTTGACCGAAAGCTGGATGACCGAGTCGAGGAGGCCCAGCGCCTCGTTGTGCGTGACATGCTTTTGGGCCTGGGCTGCCTCGATCAGAGGAAGTCCAAGATACGGGGTCGTCGCCATGGTCTGCCTATCGCGTCAGGGTGGCTTTCCGGCCGGTGCCGCGGCCGAAGATCTCGGAAAGCTGGTAGACGACGACCTCGATCGAGGTCTGCGTGGCCCCGAAATCCGCCGTCTGCTGCGCAGCCGTGTAGGTCGCGGACGTGAGCGTCGTCGCGATGGTGCGGATGACCGCTGGTCCATCGAGGATGTCGACGTCATAGCGCTCTGAGCCTTCGCCGAGCGGAACGTCACTCTGTTCCCACTCATCGGCCGACAGGCGGGCTCGCCGTTTCCATGAGAGGACGACATCGCCGCTCCCGGCATCCCAGCTGCCTCGCACATGGACGGGGCTGTAGGGCCGGTGACCGACACCCTGGAACTGCTTGAGCGCCTGACTATAGGACGGGTCGTCCTGCGGTTTGGCGAGTGGTCCCCAGCGGTAGTTGAAGGCAAGCAGCCTCTCGAAATCCAACGTGTCCAGTTCGGCGATCGCGGTGTTCAGCACGACGACCCTGGCGCCGGCGGCAACCGGGTCGCGCATGGCGCCTTCGGTGCCGAACTGGCCGCGCAGAAGCCGCGAGAGTTTCCAGATCGTCCCGCCTTCCAGCGTGGCTGTGACGAACTGGAGCACTTCCCAGCCGCCATCCTGGTTCTCGATTGCGAGGACATTCGCGCCACCGAGAACGTCAAGCTCCGACGCTGACGCGAGGGTCCCGCCGTAGAGATCGACGTGGATCTCGTTGACGATGTCCCAGCGCGCAGAGGGACCGGACTGGAGGTCTGCCGCCAACGCGCCGAGCGTCGCCTTGCCCGCGACGGTGGTATTCAGGGTAAAGCCGCTGGTGGATGCGCTCCTGAAGATCGCGGTCGGCCCGACCCACGGCGAGGCGAAAGCGGCCACACGCGCCGCGTTGGGGTCTTCACGACCGGTGATCAGCGGAAGGTCCATGAACGAGAGCAGGACCGGTCCCGCAAACACGACAGGCGGCGCCTTTACCTCACGGCTCGTGCCCGGCACGGCGTTGTAGATCGAGGCGTCGTTCCTGGCGGCCGTGCAACGCCGCTCCAGGGCGTCGTTGATCTCGCCGAGCTGGAAGCGCCAGAGCCGGCCGTTCAACGTGATGTCGATGATGTCGGTCGGGTCGAGAGCCAGCGTGGCTGGGGACAGTGCGAGGTTCGCCTTCTCGCGCGCGACCCATGTCTCCTGCAGCATCGCGTCTGAAATCGCCTGTGCGTCGGCCTGCTCCATGACGATCGGCAGGGAAGCGCCGGCGACACGCTCGCTGCTTCCGACCAGCCGGCGGCTTTCGACGGAGCTCGCTTTGTAGTCCGCCGACGCTTCGATGAAGCCCGCCCGGCAGATGCGCGGCAGGTCGGTCTCCTGGCTCCGTGTGATGGTGTAGCCGGGCATGCCGTCCTCGCCGAGGACGAGATCGCCTTCATCCAGCTCAAGAGCCGCGGCCCCTGATCGGTGCACGAACCGGATGATGCCTTCGCTTTCGGCGCCGTCGAAAAAATAGGCCGCGGAGAGTGGAGCCAGCGCGTCGCGCGGGCTCATGGTGCGGTCGATCACATAGCCCGTAACGATGCCTTCGAGGCTCGACACGTCGATCTCGGTGAAGTTCGCGCCGGTGCAGATGTCGGAGACGATGACGGGCACCGAGGAGACGCCGAGCCGGCCGTTTAGCCAGTGGCCGAGCTTCCAGTTTTCGGTATCGCCCCAAATGTCCGAGCGCGTCGGGTAATCCGGCCAGGGCCGGGCATCCCAGCACCACACGAACATGCGGTCGGCGGCGACCATCGTCCCGCCATAGACGGCCGAGACCGGGTTATTGCCGGCGTCGGTCCAATAGCGCGTCGTAGCTTCGACATAACGGCGCTGGATCAGATCGTCGCGCCGCCCGGTCGAATAGTAAGGGATGAAGCTCTCAGAGGATTTCGGGTCGAAGAAGACGTTCGGCTGGTTCGTGCCTTTCTCGACAGCGGGGCAGCCGAACTCGGTAAACCAGAACGGCTTGCTCTGCGGCGTCCAGGCCGTCGGTGAAACGCTTTCGACGCCGCCTGGCCTGTTGTGGTGGGCATTGAGCCACCAGTTCCGAAAGTCCTTGTCGCGATAGACCCACGGCTTGCCATAGGCGCCATCCGTGATCGGCGTCCGAAGCTGGGCGTCGCGATCGCCCTGGCTCGAATAGAACCAGTCATAGCGCTCGCCGGCCTCGACGTTCGATTGCAGATAGGCAACGTCATAGATCGAGCGCGTCGCACTCGCGGTGAAGTCGAGATGGAAACTGCCGTCGCGCCAGTCCGAAAGGGGCGCGTAATTGTCGATCCCGACGAAATCGATGTTCGCGTCGGCCCAGAGCGGATCGAGGTGGAAATAGAAATCGCCGGTGCCGTCAGCCGGATCGTGGCCGCGATATTCCGTCCAGTCGGCGGCATAGCCGGTCTTACATGAGCCGCCGAGAATGGCGCTCACATCGGCCGCGAGCGTCTGTAGCTTTGCGACAGCTGGATAGGTCGCCGCGCCCGAGCGGATCGTCGTGAGGCCGCGCAGTTCCGTTCCGATCAGGAAGCCATCGACGCCGCCCGCCGCAACGCAGAGCTTGGCGTAGTGCAGGATCATGCGGCGGTAGCCCCATTCGGAGTTCGAGCCCGACCAGCCGATCGTCGTGCCGCTGACCGTCACGTCGGAGGCGGCGGCCGATCCGAAGAACGCATCCACCTGAGTCGCCGCCGCCGCTGTCTTGTCCACGGTGCCCGGGCGGCCGGCAGCGGGATGACAGGTGATCCGGCCGCGCCAAGGGAACGCCCCTTGTTCGGCCCCGCCATAGGGGTTGGGAAGGCCGTTGCCCGCCTCGATGTCCATGAGGACGAAAGGATAGAAGATGACGTCGTAGCCGCGGGCTTTGAGATCCTCGATGGCCTGGATGACCGAGAGGTCGCTCGGCGTGCCGCCATAGTTCGGCCGGTCGTCCCCTTGAGAAACCTGATAGGCGTCCTGGCGCTCGACCCCGCTGACCCGCCACTGCACGGGAATCGTATACTTCAGCGTCAGCTCGACGCCGGGCTTCACCTCGCAGACGCCGCATCGCAAATCCGTGCCGAACCACGCGACGACGAGCAGGACGGCGCCGAGATTCGGCAGGAGATCGCCCATCTGGTCGGCGGCGACCGTGAAATCCGGCTGGCCGTTCGCGCTGTGGACGTTTTCGCTCTTCGACGTGCCGCGGCCGGTGTCTGAGATGATGGGCTGTGTCGCGTAGACGAATTCGCCGGATGAGGGGATCAGGCAGATTCCGGTGATCAGGTCCTCGATTTCGCCGTCGTTCGTCGCCTTGAAGGTCTCGAAGGAGAGCTGGGGAATTCGGTTGCCGAACTTCTCGAGGGGCATGTCCTCGAACACAACATAGGCAAGGCCGCGATAGCCGGGCGCGTTGCCGGCGCCCTCGATCGTTTCGATCAGCGGGTCGGGCATCTGGTCTTCCGTGCCGGCGTGGAAGCGCGTGGTGTAGGAGCCGAGCTCAAGTTCCTTGCCATCTGCCCAGACCCGGCCGATCCGCGTTGCCGGTCCCTCGCAAAGCCCGACCGCGAAGCTGACCGAATAGGAATAGGTCTTGGTCTTCGCACCGCCTTGGCCGCCTTTGCCGCCCTGTTGCGAGGTGGTGGTCGTCTCCTTGAAGCGCGTCGACCAGATGATCTGGCCGCCGAGACGGGCACGCCCCCAGAGACGCGGGATGGATGCGCCTTCGCTGGAGGTGAGGAGGCTGACTTCCGAAAGGCGCGGGCCTTCCTGCACCGGCGTGCTGGGCGCGAAGAGCGCGTTGTCGATGAAGCTGCCGGCGAGCGCACCCAGCGCGCCGCCGATCTGTGCGCCGGTGATGGTTTGCCCGAGCAGCGTGAAGCCGGCGCCAAAGATCGACGGACCCAGCGCCTGGCCGGCCCATCCAAGAACGATCGAAGCCATGTCAGTCGGTCAGTCCAGGAAAACGGAATGCGTAGGCGAGCCGGCGCTGCCACCACTTGCCCATGAAGCACTCGGCGACATGGTGGCCGGCATAGGCGTGGATCATGCGGCCGGGCCCGGTCAGGATAGCGCAGTGCTTGGCTGGCGCATGCGGCCGGGCACGGAACAGGACGACATCGCCGGCGCTCGCATCTTGCACCGCGATCTCGCCAAGATGTCGGCGCGCGGCATCGCGCAGCGTCTCTTCGCCCGAGGCTTCCGCCCAATCTTGAGAGTAAGCCGGCGGCATCTCGGGTTCATCGCCGATCAATTCGCGCCAAACGCCGCGCACGAAGCCTAGGCAGTCGGTCCCTGCGCCCTTGACGCTCTGCTGATGGACGTAGGGCGTGCTCGTCCAGCCCCGCGCCGTTGCGACGACGAGGGATCGTGTCAAAGGAATCGGCATCAGGCGTTGAGGCTCCCGCCGTCGAGATTATCGCCGGTGTTTGGATAGGAGGTGACGGCGTCGGGCCCGGGCATGTGCGGGTGCCCACGGAAGTTCAGCCGGTTGGCGAACTTGGTCTTGCAGTCGCCGCTCCACTGCTTGTCGCAGCCCGCGGTGATGGTGAAATTATCGCCGTTGACGATCGCGTAGGGCATGGCCTGCCAGAGTTCGATCGTCGCGCCGGCGGTGTGACGTTTCACCTCCATCGCGAGGCCCGCATTGGCGCCGGATGTGAATGCGATCTTGCCACGGCTGAACCAGCCCTCGGCGAAGGCGCCAAGCCCCGAGGCCTGGATGACCCGATCGGCTGCCAGTACCGTCGTGACGGCGCCTGTTCCCTTGAATGCCGGCGCTTCAAGATCGACGCCGCATCGCGCATCGCCAAGATCGGCGTCGCAGCCATAGGTGTAGGCCCGGCCCGTCGGCTGGTTCAGCCGGTGCGCCAGCCCGCGCAGTTCGGCCTGAAACGCCTGTTTGCCGCGCTGCAGTTCGCCGGTGTTGGCCTTGCGTAGCAGGACACGCTCGGACGGATTGCCCCAATTGACACGCCAGAGTTCGACATCGGCATCGTCGTAGAGGCCGGCGGCTAGGTCATCTTCGGTGATCGCGTCCGCCGAGAGCGCGCCCATCGCAGTTGTGTTATCGACCGCGAGGCCAAGGCTCGACTGGATTTCGGACGAGGTGAATCCGGTCGATGCCTCATAGGTGACGCCAGCAAACGTCACAGCCTCGTCATGATTGGTGAAGCCCATGACGGTCCCATCGCGCCGGATGAGCTTCCAGCAGAAGCAAAGCGTCGTCAGGCCGTCCGCGATGTGGCTAGCGAGCCCCGGCACAAGCGTCTTCATTCGCGCACCTCGATGAGATCGATCTGCGGCACTTCCATCTGATCGTGCAGATTGACCTGCACCGGCAGCTTGTCGGTATCGAAGCGGGCGGCGATATCGAAGGTAAAGCTCGCGGTCGGCGTCGCAGCCGGCGGGCCGGAAAACGTAACAAGGCCCGTCGTGTGGTCGATCGCCGCCGGCACGACTGGCACCCCCGAAACCTTCACCGTGACCGAACCGACAAGAGGCTTGGTGAGGCTGCGGACGTACTCGTGGGGGCCGCGCACATAGCGCTTCACGAGTTGAAACACTGTCGAACTGATCGAGACCATCGCCTGATCGGTCGCGCGGTAGTCGGACCAGTCCCGGAAGCGGAATGAGTGGGCTTTGCCGGCGACGACGTAGAAATGGGCGATGACCTCCTCCATCTGCGCGCGGGTCTTGATCCCGGTCGAGATGTCCCAATTGCCGCGCGCTTTGGCCCAGTTGCGGTTTCGATGCTCGTCGCCCGATCCCAGCAGGACGACACCGGTCGAAAACCCGGGTCCGCCCGTAGCTCCGCGCGCGACATCCATGGGGAAGGCGATGTCGAGGAAGGGCGTCGGCATGTCCTACAGGCCTCGGACGCCGGCCCGGACGGCGCGGGTCAGCGTGGAGGCGATCTGTCCCTTGCTGGCGGTGAAGGCCGCTGGATTGGCAGCCTGGATGGTGACGGGTACGACGATGCGGTCACCACCCCGCCCACGATTATAGGCCCGCGTCTCAGCCCGGTTCAGGACCCGTTCGCCGATCTGAAGAATCGTTGGCACCTCATCCGGCGACAGGAACTGGCCGCCGCTGTGCATCCGCCTTGCGTTCAGGAAGAGGCCAGGGTCGGCCCAGAGCACGTTGCCATCGACCCCGACATTGCCGCCACCATGCATCCGTCGCGCCGGCAACTGGAACGACGGCATATCTGTCCGGATCGTGCTGCCGTCGGGCAGGCTGAAGCCGGAGCCGCCGCCGAAGATCGAGCCGAACAGGCCACCGAATTCGCCGAGCGTCGGATTGTTCTGGCCGAAGAGGAAGTTCTTCAGCGGATTGATCAGCGCGAGCTTCAGCATCTCGCGGGTGATGTCCATGATCGCGGCTCGGCCGGCATCCGCCCATGACGCCCAATCGGTTTTGCCCTGGGCGATCAGATCGGCGAACCGGTTGAACGTGCTGTCGGCAAGACCGACGAGGATCTGCGTGCCCGCCTGGGCGCGCGTCAGATCCTGACCAAGGCGCTCGATCAGAGCGGCATTGGCAATGATCGCCTGGCCCTCTTCGCTGGCCAACGCGATGCCGCGCTGGATCAGCTGTTGCCTTGCCTGAAGCTGGGTCAGCTCGACAGCGCGATAGGTTTCGCTCAGCCCCGCGAGATCGATCTGACGCTGAAGCAGGACGATCTGGTCCCGCTGGGTTTCGAGCTGCTGCAGTGCCGCCGCGCGGCTTTCCTCGGCGTTGAGCCGGCCATAGGCGTCACGCAACGCATCGATGACTTTCGCAAGCGTCGCTTTCGCATCGCCTTCTGCAATCGTCTGAAGGGTGACGAGCGGACGCAGCGCCTGCTCAACTTGGAGGTCGCGCTGCGCCTGGCCTGTCGAAATCAGACCGGCCGCCACCGCATCGTTGACCTGGCGTTGCGCGGCGGCCTGCTCGTTCATCCCCGCCGCGGACTTCGCCGCTTGAACGGCCTCGTCGGCGATCTGCTCGGTAAGAGTCTCCCGCATGCGAACATCGATCGCGGCTCCATCCCGGAGAGACTGGGTCAGGGCCTGACGACGCGCGTCTGCTTCCAAAGCAGCTGTTCCGCCCTGAAGCCAGGCCTCCGCGACATCGAGTGTGGCCCGCGCGTTCACGCTGAGCGCCGCGGACTGATCGACGATCCCTTGAGTGGCGCCGGCCAGCGCCTTCTGGCCGGCCCGGCTCGCGTCCGCTTCGGCCTCGGCACTGGTTACGATCTGGCCCGAGAGTTCGATGCGGCGGCGCTCTTCGGCGATCGCCGCGCGCTGCGTCGGCGACTTCGTGGCGAGCGCGCGGATCTCAAGCTCGTCAAGCCGGCGCGCCTTCTCGGCCGGGGTCAGATAGGAGGTGATCGCCCGGCTGACCGCGTCATAGGCCGCTTCGGTCTGGTGAAGATCGGCGAGCTTGGCACGCGCTAGCGGGTTCTCCAGCGCGGCGGAGAGGGCCGCTTGCTGCGTCTTGAGCCGCTCAAGCTCGCTGAAGCCCTGCGTGACGCTCCGCGAAACGTCGCCTGCGGACGTTGATTGCCGGATGGCCTCGGCTTCCGCCGCGCTCTGCCGAACCTGCGTCGCGACGGCGCTCGCCTGGCCCTGAAGCCGGGCGATCTCAGCGTCGATCTCCGCGAGGCGCTGTTTCGCCATCTCGCTGTTCGAGCCGCCGCGCAGCAGATAGCTCTTGGGCAAATCTCCGGAGAACGGCGGCTCCTCCGCGGCGAGCCCGAGTTGCGCCCGTTCGGCGCGAAGGGCGGTGAGCCGGTCCTCGACACCCGGTCCCTCGGTCGCCCGCGAAATCGCTCGGCCCATCCAGTCGAAGGCGTTTTCGGCCTGACGGGCCGTCCAGTCCCAGGCCCGTCCCAGAGCCGTCGTCGCCTCAGCGGCGTCGATCAGCGAGGGTCGGAGCGCATCGAGAAGGACGCGCTGGGCGCCGGTCCGGTCGTTCTGGTTCGAAAGCGTCCGGATATATTGGAGTGTCCGGTCGTCGAGAAAGGCGAGCTTGGCATTCAGCAGGTCGGCGCCGCGGGCCGGATCGGCAAAGGCCTGCGCAAGGTCCGCCGCCGCGTCCGCAATGTCCTGATTGGTGGTTGCGGCGTAGTCCTTGGTTAGCGCCGCGAGATCGCCCGCCATCGCGGCGCCGATCCGCCCTGTCCGCACAAATTCGACGACGATCTCGCGGGCCGCCGAACTCGACAGGCGGGCCGCTTCTGCGCTCGCGTCGGCGATGGCGACAAGCTGGGCTGTGGTAACGCCGGCGCCGCGCCCGATCCCGCCGAGCACGACATCGATCTCTTTTTCGGCCCTGATCCAGGCATAGCTGGAAACTGCCGCTGCCGCGCCAATGGCAAGCAGGCCGCCTGTCGCCAGGCGGGCCGGGGTTAGGAGGCCGCCAAGGCGGGAGCCGATATCCTTCAGCGCGCCGCCGACACCGCCCGGCGCCGAGGAGAGGATCTGGTAGACCTGCCCGCCCTGTGACGCCAACACCTGGAATGGGCTGGAGCCCAAAGCCAGCATGGTGACGACGTCATTGACCTGATAGCTCAGGCTGGTGAGCTGATGCGCCGCCAGTTGACCGCCTTCTCCCACAGTCCTGAGCGTGGAAGCCGTCGCCCGAAGACGCTGCTGGGCCAGCGCGTGCGCCGCGGCCTGTTCACGCGCGGATATCGCGCCTGCCTTGTAGAGCGCGTTTGCCTCGGCGATCTCGGCGTTGAGGCGGTTTTGCGCCGCTGCGAGCGGATCGATCTGGGCCCGCAAAGCGCGCGTCCGCGCTTCGACATCTGCGATTGCCCGTGCCTCTTCTTCGAAGACCGCAGCGGACTCACGGGCAGATTTGGAATTGCCGCCGATCCGGAACGAGGCGTTGAGACTCTGCTGGAACGCCGCACCGATCTGCTGGGCTTTGAGGCGCGCGACCTCTTCGACCCGATCCAGTTCCGTTTCGAAGACTGCTGCGGACTCACGCGCAGAGACGCCGATATCGCCGATGCGAAACGAGGCATTGAGGCTCCGCTGAAACTCGCTCCCAATCTGCTGTGCCTTGAGCCGGGCGATCTCTTCGATCCGGCCAAACTCAGTCTCGAAGACTTCAGCCGAGGCCCGCGCGGTCCCTTTGGCGGGTACTGTGACCCCGAGCACAGCGTTGATGCTTTGCTGTGCGCGTTCGGCATCGACCGCCTGGCGGGCCGCCTGGCCGAGGCGCTGCAGCCGTGCCGTCGTTCGATCCGACGCGGCGCCGGCGGCGTCGATCGCCGTGGCCGTTTTGGCGAACGCGGCCTCGCCTGCCGCACCTGTCTCCGTAAAGGCTCGCTTGACCTCTTCGCGGCCCGTCACGCCGATGCGGATGGCGATCTTGCGTTCGCTCATTAAGGAGTCTCCCGCGCATAGGCGCGAACGATGATCGGCTCGACCTCGGGGATCAGTTCGACCAGCAGGGTGCTGAGCGCGCCCATCGCGTCGGCCAGCGCGAGTACGGCCGTGAAGTCCAGGGCGTAAACGCCGCCCATGATCGCGCGGACCTGACCGGAGATGCGGCGCAGGACTTCCCACGCGGCGATGCCGTCAGGGGTTTGCGGGCGGTGCTCCTCATAGGGGCAGGCCGGGCAGGTTATGCCGCAGGCAGCGCAGTAGCCGTCGCCCCCGCCGAAATGCCATTCGGCGAGAGCGAGGATGCGTTTTTTTCATCGGCCTGGGTCAAGGCCGGCGCGACATAGAGCCGGTCCAGCGCATCGAAGATCGTCCAGTGTTCGAGCAGCGCATCGACATGCTCCGGCGAGGGTTCGATCGGGTCACCGTTCGCGTCGCCAACGCCGACCCAGGCCTGGATGCCCCATCGCGCCATCGCCTGCGTGAAGGCGAACGAGGCGTGCACCTCCGAATTTTCGCTTTCCCGGCGCAACGCTTCGCCGGCGGCTGCACGTCCGATCAGGATGGCGGTCATGGTGATCGGGCGGAGCTGAACCCGCACGCCTTCCATGAGCTGGAGCCAGAAAAGCTGGCGGGGTTCGGTCTGGAGTTTCAGCATGGGAGCCTCGCGGTTGAGATCAGTAGGAGACGACGTCATTGACCAGCGTCGCGATGCAGGTCTGGCCGAGCGATCCGTTCTCCGAGCCCTGCCAGTTGAACGTCGCCTGGACGCCGTTCGGGCCGGTGATCGGAAGCTTCGGCTTCGGCAGGTCGACGGTCGGAACGATGAAGGTCAGCTGCTTGCCGGCGCCGATCTTCCAGCCGAAGGCGAGTTCGATCGCCGTGCCGGCGGTCGCTAGATCGAGCAGCGTCGTGTCGGCGAAGCGTACGACGGCATCGCCGGTGACGGCGACCATGGCCGGGTCTGCGCCGGCGATCCGGCCGTCCTCGCGGATGACTTCGACCTTGTCGAGATTGTTGCTGAAGTTGAAATTCCCCGACACGACATCGCCGAGCGGCACGCCGGCGCGCCGGATCTGGCCGGTGAACTGGGAAAAGCGTTCGATCGCGAACTCCGAGGGCGAGCCGGCGCTCGACGATCCGCCGCGGGTTTCGCCCTGGGCGATGAGAGCGATCGTCGCGTTCAGGAGGCCCGAGCGCTGCATCGGGATCGCCAGCGAGTTGGCCATTACCCCGAAATTGAGGCCATAGCTCGGCACGTCCGGCATGCCGATCTCTAGGGCCATCGAAGGCAGGACCAGAGAACCGTCTTCGAAGACATGGTTGTAAGGCCCGGAGGCCGACCCGCCGGAGAGGGTGGCGCCGGATGGCGTTGCGTTCGAGGCGGGGGAAGTCGATGCCGCGAGAGCGACGCTGTTCCCGCTCGTCCCGATCGTATCGGAGGTGATCTGGATCGTGTTGCCCGCACTGTTGAGGACATAGCTCTGGGCCGAGAGGGCCGAGACGGCGCTCGTGTTCAGGCCGAGAACGGCGTTGACCAGCGTTTCGCGAAGCGTCGCGCCGATCTGACTCTGGCTGCCCACCGGTCCCGCCGTGACGAACGTCCAGGCCTGGCCGCCGATCGAGATGGTGGCATTGTTCGCGGGCTGTCCGCTGAAGGGGAAGCCGCCGAAGGCCGCGACGCCCTGTGTGGTCGTCGGGGGACCGAACAGAAGCTTCAGCCACACCCCGAAATTCCTGAGATCGACGGGGACGACGATATTGCCCTCGTCGTTGATCACGTCGCGGCTGGGCCGCTGCGGGGCTCGGCCGTAGCCGAGCAGATCGGAGGCGATGAGCCCCTGTTCCTCACCGATGTCAGAGGTGACGAAGGGAAGCTTGCGGTAACCGCTGCCGGGCGGCGTGCCATAGATAGTCTCGAACGCCGACGCCATGATGGCGTTGGCGCCGCGTGCGCGGGCCATGGGGTTTCTCCAGAAAGTTCAGGTCAGCCGAGCGGGTTGGACGTCGAGTAGGTCGCGAGCACGGCGGTGCTGGCCCACCGCCCGGATCGCGCGCCCTCGGTTTCGAGGTCGTCGGTGTCGGGCGCCTCACACTCGGCGAAGTCGCAAAGGCCGCCCAATGTGGGATCGGCGGCGACCGACGTACCGATCGGCTCCAGCATCTGATCGAGCGCCTGTTCGCGGGTCAGGCTCTGTGATGCGAAAGCGGCGACATCGAGCGGGATGCGATGCGTGTAGGTATAGGCGAGGGGCGAGAGCGTGTACTCGGGCTCGCCGGGGTCGCCGTCACGGACGATCACCATACCGCCGGGCGGGATGCGCTCGGGCTTGTCCTGGTTTCGCTTCACTTCGGCGAATGGCACGGCCAAGGCGATCAGTGATTTGACAGCGTCAAGGACCGCTTCCCGCCTGCTGGCCATCTCTCACCTTTGATCCGGCCGGATTGGTACCGGCATGTCCGAGGGCAATCGGACCGTCGAAAATCGCCCTACATGCGTCGAAAAAACGACCTACAAATGCTCCGATGGTCGAAAACCACACGATGTGAGGTCGATACGTCGACGATCGCCTCGCGCGCTCGAGGCTTATCTCCAATGCCGCGCAATCAGACCATCGACACGACCGGCCCAACGGTTGGCGGCACCGTCGACATCGAAGCGCTTCCGCGGTCGGACCTGCGGCACCAACACGAAGATCACGGCGGCACGCTTGCCGGATGGCTGCCCGTTCCGCATCGGCGCGAAGCTCTTGCGGCGGCGCCAGCGCGCCGGCTGCCGGACATAGAACCCATCCGTGACCAGCAGGGCGTGATTGCCGCGCGGCACGAATCTGAGCGCGATACCCGTCTCCGTTTCCCAGATCGCAGGTGTCAGCCGGCTACCTTTGACGCTCGTCTGTCTGACGCCGGCGTCCCGAGTGGGGATGGCGAGGTATTTCCGATTCCGCGCGACGATCGGCACGCCTTTGTCGAACGCATCCACAATGTCCGCTGCACGCGACCAGACGAAGGCTGTTGCGTTGATGCTCGGCCGCCCTTCGGGAAACCGCTTTCCCCGCCACGTCTTTGCCAGCCGGCTGCTCATGCCTGCCGCGACGATCTGCTCCCGCAGCTCGCCCTTTAGGTCAGCCTCCACATCGCTCATGGCCGCCGCGACCGAATGCTCGATGTCATCGTAGGCGCGGCGCAGGACGGGCTCGAACCGGTCGGCGTCGAGGCGAACTCGCGTCATGCTTCTGCGACTTCGCAGCTCCAGACGAGCCGAAGCGTGTCCGCAACCGGATCGGCCAGGACCGTCAGGACACGGCTCCCGATCTGGAACGTGTCCTCCTTGGCGGGGCTGGCGATGTCCGACGCTCGGACGTCCAGCATCTCCGACGCCATCACCGCACGGCTTCCGCCGAAGCGAACGATACGGTCCGGCGATGTGAGAATGACGCGGATGGAAACACCCTCGCCGGCGCCGCCAGGACGCCATCGCGCATAGACAGCGATGTTCGGGTCGCCGAACACCGCATCGATCCCGGCGTTGAAGATGTTCACGGGGCACTCGCCTGGATAGCGTTGAAGAAGCTAGCGGTGGGGTGCAGTGGTGAGCCTGAGCGTCTATATTGGCGTCATGGCCACCTCTGAAGAAAACCTCGGCTGGTACAAGACGAACTATGATGAGTTGGGAAGCTGGTCGTTACGGCCCGGCAACAAGGTCTTGCTTGGGGACAGAGAAAATCGCCGTTGCCGTTTTTGCCGCAAGCAGTCGCCAGAGGTGCAGTTTCGCAAGACTGCCCATGCGATTCCTGAGGCGCTAGGAAACAAGAGCATCGAGAGCACCTACGAGTGCGACGTTTGCAACGAGAAGTTCGGGCTGGGGATAGAGAACGATCTCGGCAACTGGTCAAAGCCGATGCGCACATTCGCGCGCATCCGAGGTAAAAGCGGAGTGCCAACACTCAAGGAGACTGGGAGTAGCCCGGCTTGGCGCATTGAGTACGTTGATACGGGTTTCGCGATCAGCTCGTACGAGCAGGATCCTTTTTTTGAGATCGATGAGTCTAACAAGAGCGTCGCCTTCAAGCTGAAGCGTGACCCCTACACCCCAGTCGCGGTATTGAAGGCTTTCATGAAGATCGGTCTGACGCTTCTGCCCGACGAGGAGGTCAAGAATTTTGAACATCTAATGGCCTGGGTAAGGCAGGAGGATCACAGCGTTCCGTTCGCTGAGCAATGCGCGATCATCTATACATTTCAGCCGGGGCCTATGCCGAACGATCTAATTTCAGCTCGCATACTGCGTCGAAAATCTAAGGCCACCAGATGTCCATACGCGTTCCTGGTGCTTGGATATGGCAACGAAACATTTCAGGTCCAACTTCCTTCGCAAGCACACGACGAAGCCACGAACGGCCAAGCTGTATCAGTCTATCCTTTTCCCTCCTTGAGCTCACCGGACCCCAACAAGTTCGGGCCGCCTGGTCGTGGCCAGTTGGACTTGACAGGGCGTGAAGTCGTGCGGGATCAGATCTTTCCCATTGTCACGGGCTACGAGAAGATGACCCGCGTGGGTCTCGAGCGCCCGCTTGGCGACTAAGTTCTCGACCGAGATTTCATGTGCGACCGACACCTCTCGAGCAACTCGGTATGACAATTCTAGTTCGTAGCAAAAGCAGTAGAGCGCGAGGGTTTGTCGGGTGACCTTATTGACAAGGAGAACTACGATCCCTCGGATTCAGTCTAGTTGCTCGAATGAATGCGCACGGCGAGGCGCGGGCGCTTATTGACCGGCAACACGGAGGCCTCGGTTTTCACGTCGATGGCGCTGCCGTCGAGACGGCCGATCTGCCGGGCATAGATCGGCAGACCCATCGTGTTGACGGTCTCGATCAGGTTTGCCGGCGCGCCGTAGGTGACGAAGGTGTCGATGGTTCCTAGGGGAAACGCGATGCCCTCGCCGGCCGGCACCAGGGTTTCGGTCGAGCCAGTCGAGAGTGTGACGGTGGCGTTGTATTCCTCGAAGATGATGCCGGCGAAGGGGAAACGCCGGCGGGTGTCCTCGCGGAGCGGCTGAGCGCCGGTCGAGGAGAAGTATTTGTAGGCTTCTTCGACCTTGGCGTGCCCGATCAGCTTGTCGAAGAATTCGGGCGCGACCAGTGCGAGGACGCCGTTCATGGTCTCGCCCTTGAGTTCGATCTCGATCTTGCGCAGGGCCTCGCGCACCTTAGCCTGGACGTTGGTCGTCGCAGTGCCCAGCACGAAATCCACGGATTGCTGCGCCAGGCCAAACTCGGTCAGGTAGTTGTAGAGCGTGGTCCCCGAACCGTCCTTGACGATACCGCGCAGCGCGTTGATCTCCATATATTCGCGCGTCTGCGCGTGCTTGACCCGCATGCGGGTGAGCTTGCGCTCCATCGTCGTCGCCAGCGGGTCGGCGGCATCGGCGACGCCGAAGGCGCGAATACCCTGGACATCCTGCGGTGTGATGACGTCGTCGTGCGGAATCCAGGGGACGGTGAAGGAGCGCATGGACCGCGCGTCGCGGTTGGCGACCGTGGCGGGACCGCCGAGCGCGACCGTCGGGAGCAGGTTCAGGACGCCTTCGGCCTGCTCGATGACGACGCTGCGCTGCGTGACGCCCTCGAAACGGAAGAGGCCCATCTCGCCGAGGCGCGTATAAACGTTCGGCAAGATGTTGATGGCTTCGGTCATTTCCGCCAGCGAGTAGCCGCCGGCGTCGAACGGATTGATGATGGCGACCATGGGGTTCTCCGGAAATGACAAAGGCCCAGCGCGCCGCGCTGAGCCTGGTGTTGGGTGGATGAAGCCGCCGGCTGATCGCGCCGGAAGCCGATCTGTGCGTTAGGCGGTGTCGCGCGCGATCAGCCCGGGTGCGGCCAGCTGCGCGTATTTGGCGGTTCGCTCGCTTGGTTGATCGACTGAAGCGTCGAACTGCAGCTGGCCCTTCGAGACGATCACGGGTCCACGCAGAACCACGAGACCGGGCTTGTCTCCCGCAGTCGCATCAACGGCTTCGATCAGGATGGCCGAAGCGGTTTCCGCGCCTTCATCGCCGGTCACTTCCGCGACGGGCGAGAGGCGGTATTTGCCGGAGGCGGTGATCTTCCCGATCACGGCGCCGAGCGGATAGGCGGTGCCCGATTTGAGGGTCACGACCTCCCGGCAATAGCTGCCATTGAGTTCGTATTTGAGGAGGTCGCCGAGTGTCGGCTTCATGGTGAGAGTGGGCACGGGCGGTTTCTCCTTAAATTACCTACCGGCCGCGGCGCGTTCCTTGGCGCGCCGGACGATTGGGCTGCCCGTAACGGCAGCAGGCGATGGCGCCGTTGAGACGATCGCATTCGCATCGCTGCGCGCCGCCAGCGCGTCGAGGATCGAGCGGCGCAGGGCCTCGGGCTTGAGGCCCTTCCGCATGGCGTCGGCCGCGTCGATCGTGATCCCGAGGCGAGAGGCCTGCGCGGCAAGGCTCGCAATCTCTGCGAACTCGGCGCGTAACGTTTCTGCGACGTTCGTCTCGCCTGTATTCGTCGGGGCTTCCAAGGCCGGCGATGGCTGGGTGTTTTCGGCCGTCTCGCCTTCAGCGGCGGCCTGATTGGTCTGCTCCGTCATGGCATTTGGACTCCGGGTCTGATTGAGCGGTTGGGCGGCAACGCGGCGACGGGCCGTCGAAGTGTTGCTGCCGTCGAGAATTGTTTCGAACGCGCAGAGGGCCTGGCGCAGGGTGCCGACATCGTCGGCGAGGCCCGCGGCAACGCCTCTGGCTCCGCGATAGACAGAGGCTTCGGTTGCCCGAATGGCCTCGGCCGTCATGGCCCGATTGCGCGCGACGAGCTGAACGAGTTCGCCATGCAGCGCATCGACATCAGCCTGGATCGCGCCCAGCCCAGAAGCCGATAGAGCCTCGTGGGGATTTCCATCCACCTTGTGCGCGCCGGCATGGACCAGCGTCCATTTGAGCCCGGCCTTCGCATCGGCGGCGCTCTCATCCACATGGACCGCGACGACGCCGACCGAGCCGATCTCGCCGGTCTGCGTCACGAACAGGCGATCGGCAGCGCTGGCAATCGCATAAGCAGCCGAGAGCGCGGCTTCGGATGCGACCGCCCAGAGCGGCTTGCCGACCTCGGCCTTCAGCCGCAGGATCTCTTCGATGAGATCGAAGAGCCCGCCAACCTCGCCGCCCGGCGAGTCGATCTCCAACAACACGCCTTGCGACCCGGGGTCGGCAAACGCATCGGCGACGGCGTGGGCGAGATCACAGTAGGTGGTCGCGCCCAGCATCTCCGAAAACCAGTCGCCTCGCGCCACGAGCGGGCCAACGACCGGGAGGATGGCAATCCCGCCGACGAGTTGATGGCGCAACGGCGCCGCACAGGGCGGCGAGACGGCAAGGCCGGACGCGGCGAGAAGGGCGTCAAGACGCCGTGACGCCATCGCCATGGGCCGCCCGGCGAGGGCGCGCGCCAGCGGCGTGGGATGGGTCATGCGGCCTCTTGCTGTCTCGCGGGCGCTTTGCGCGGCGCGCGGTTCTCTCCATCCGCAGCGCGATTAGCGGCGAACGGAAGGTTGAGCTTTTCCTCTCGCTCGGTGTCGGCAGCGATTTCCGCATCGACCTGTTCCGCATCGAAGCCGCGTTCGGCCAGCGCCTGGCTCCGGCTTTTGAGGCCGGCTTTGATCTGCTCGATCTCGGCACGGGCGTCCTTCATCGGGTCGACCCAGTCCCATTTCGGGGGCAGCCAGGCACAGGCGAGATAGGCGCGCCGATCGCGCTCGTAGTTCGGCAGATCGAACGCGCCGGACATCACCGCCGTGTCCAGCCAGCGCGCCCAGACGCGGCGGCAGAGCTGGAAGACCATCACCGCATGCTGCCAGGCTTCAATCCGGCGGCGGAATTCGAGAAGCGCCAGCCGGGAGTTCGAATAGTTCGCCTTCAGCATGTCGTTCGACAGATAGGCGTACGGGATGCCCAGCGCCGCCGAGACCTGGAGCAGGGTGCGATACTGGAACGGTTCGTAGGTTTCCCCGACATCGGCCGGCGCCGAAGTCTGGATCTCCTCACCGGGCTCCAGCATGACGATCTGGCCAGGCTGAAGATCGAGCGTGCGCTCAACGTCGGAAGCGCTCTCGCCGGCATCGAAGGGCTCTTCGGGCGCCGGCGTCGTGATGAAGAGCGCGTGCATCGCCGCGACCTTCTTTCGGTCGAGCTCGGCATCGTCGTACTGATCGAGCAGAAAGAGCTTTACGATGCCCGGCGCAAAGCGGGAGATCCCACGCAGCTGCCCGGCATCGACGGGATCGATTACATGGACGATCTCCGAGGCCGGAACGCGCACGGTCTCGCTCGTCAGACCCGGATCGGTGACGTCACCGGGGTGCCGGCGCAGGGTGTGGTAGGCGACCCGGCGCCCGATCGCGTCGAACTCAATCCCCTGTCGGATCGCGCCTCCATTCGCGAGCCGCTCGTTCTTCTGGAGCGGCACCATCTCGGCCGGAATCATCTGCAGCTGCAGCGGAACGCTAAGACCGTCGCCCGCGCGGCGAGGGCGGAAGCGGAAGAACACCTCGCCTGCGATGAACACTTCGCGGGCTGCACGGCGCTGTTGGCCGTAGAAATCCGTGAAGCCTTCCGCGTCGCTCTCGTCCGTCCAATCGAGCCAGAGGCGTTGCACTCGCGCCTTCAGTGCCGGGTCGGCGATCAGCGAGGACGGCTTGATCCCCGAGCCCGCGACATTGCCGGCCCAGCTTTCGATCGCGTTCGCGGCATAGCCGTTGTTCCGCACCAGCCAGCGGGCACGTGCGGTGATGTCGGCCCCGGACGCCGCGATCAGCGTGTTGAGATGCGCCCGGCTCGGCTGGAAGTGTTTCAGCCGCCGGCGCGACTCCGCGGCTTCAAAGCCGCCGACCAGCGCGCCAATACGCCGCCGCCATGAATTCAGCCATGGCGGCATGTCAGAGGCCCTTGCACGACGACGTGCGAACGATGCGCCGGCGTGTACCCTTGTCCTTCAGCGTGATGCGGCGTTCGAGATCGGCGAGCGCAGCGGCGAACTCGGCATCGGTCGCGTAGGTCACGCGCCGGCCTTCGATCTCCACCGTGCGGACGCCGCGATAGCGCGCATCGAGCAGCGCATCGCGGCGCGCCGTCATCTCTTCGAGGGTCATGACGCTCAATCCAGATAGCTGGGACGAAAGACGCGCCGGCCGCCGCGCTCGCGCGAGCGCCTGACCCGACCGGCCGCATGAGGTTCCGAGCCGGCTGCGACATCGGCGAACAGCGGCAGGTCTTCTTCGGGACGCGGCGCGACCTGGGCTTCGAGAGCCCGCCAGCGCTCGTCATTCCAGCGGTCGATGCCGAGCAGCCAGCTGGCCGCCCTGGCGTAGACGCGATTATCGAGCGCTTCGTTGCGCTCGCGCATCTGGCGCCATTCGAGTTTCGAGAAGCCCCGGCGGTCGCGGACGGTGGTCAGCTGTTCGGCAGTGAGCTGCTTGACCCACTCGGCGCTGATCCCTTCGGGGAGGTGGATGAACCCGTCCGGGAACGCGATGCCGTCGCGCAGATCTTCGTCGGTCGGCCGGTCGAGGCGAAGGAAGCGGTAGGTCTCCGATTTGAAGACCGCGACCGAGACCTTCCAGAGTTTTACGCCGCGGCGCAGTTTGCGGCCCTGTTCGGTCGCATCGACATAGCTAGGACCATCGACCGGTGCCGAGCGGTCGTAGCCATCGACGCCCTTGATCGCCGCCCATACTCCGACGCCGAATTTGCGCACCCAGGAATAGACCTGCGCGGTGGACCTTCCATCGCCGGAGTCGATCGCACCACGGGCGATCGTCATCGCTGCCCCGGATTCGTGCACCCATGTGGCGCTTGTCAGCCGCGTGAGAGCCGCCCAGACCTCGGCGCGGGACGTGTCGCCCTCAAGGACGACATGATCGACCAGCCAGCTTTCGAGCCCGCGGCCCCAGGCCCAGATATCGACTTCGATGCGGTCGTGTTGGACGTCGGCGCCGGCGGTCAGGATCAGGCCACCGAGCGGTACCTGGCCGAGAGCGTGATCCTTGATCCGCTCGTAGAGGCGCTGCCAGTCCGGCGCCTCGCCGCGCTCGGTCCAGGTTTCCCCCAGCAGCGTGTTGCGGGCCGCCTTCAGGGCGGCGTCGTTGCCTTGGGCCGCCTCCCACTCCCGCGCGATCTGCGACCACGACAGCCAACCCACGGGCGAATAGAGCCCGGAGATGTGGAAGCCGATGACATGCGGATCGGCGCTCTCGGCAGTCGCCCGCCACTCACCGCCGGCCAGCATCGCCGTCTTGTGGTGCTCGGCGATCGGCCGTTCGCACGCTTCGCAATGATAAGCGGCACCGTCCGCTTCGCCCTTCTCCCAGCGCAGGCGCTCGAACCGAAGCGCCTGCATTGCGTGGCAGAACGGGCACGGAAGAAAGAAGCGCTGCTGGTCGCTGGCTTCGTACTCGCGCTCGATGCGCGAGAGACCTCGTATCGTTGGTGTCGAGGCGATGAACACCTTGCGGCGATGGCCGAAGGTTCGCGTCCGGGCTTCGGCGAGCGCGATCGGATCGCCTTCGCCATCGACATCGCCGTCATAGGCATCGACTTCGTCGAGGAAGAGCCAGCGCGCCGGCATCGAGCGCAAGCCCACCGCGCTGTTGGCGCCGGTGAGGACCAGCTGGCCGCCGGCGAAGCGCTTGGCGAGGACCGTGTTGCCGCTGTCGCGCGTGCGCGCGGGCATCACGAGGTCCCTGAGATCAGGACTTTCCTCGATTAGCGGATCGACGCGCTGCTGCGACAGCCGCTTGGCGAGATCGGTCGTGGGCTGGACGGCGAGGAACGGACCAGGCGCCTGATGAATGCAGTAGCCGATCCAGTTGTTGCCGGCCTCCGTGGCGCCGACCTGGGCCGCCTTCATGAAGACGATCCGACGCGCCGGATGGGACGGCGACAGCGCGTCCATGATCGCGCGCATGTAGGGCGTGCGGTCCGTGCGGTAGCGCCCGGCCTCCGACGAGGCGCGCGACGAAAGGAAGCGGTAGCGATCCGCCCATTGCGAGACGGTCAGGGCGGGATCGGGTGCAAGGCCGCGCCGCCATGCCTGGCGGATCTCGTGCTCTCCCTCGTAGCCGTCAGCGGAGTTCGACGGCGATCCCGGCAAGCTCTTCAAGATGGCGCCGGACATGGTTCTCCAGCGCCTGTTCGAGCGGATGGGGATCGACTTGCAGTTCGGCGGCGATGAGCGCGGCGATTCGCGCCGGCCATTGCACCCAGGCATCGCGTTCCCGCCGCGCCAGCGCGAAGACGGTCGCGACGGCCCGAGCCCGATCGACGAGATCGCCCTTGAGCTTGCCGAGGCGGATACGGCGCTCCTGCGCCTTGATCACCTCATTGGCGGTTCGGGCCTGGACAAAGGTCATGCCGCCGGCGGCGGGCGCCGGCTCGCCATGCTCACGCAAGGTTTCGCGCACGGCTTCGACGGCCGCCAGGGGCACGGGCCGCTCGGGCGCGTTGGTGTTCGCCGTCGCCTCCGCCGCCCGGGAGGGAGGCGGCGGAGGCGAGCGCACGGCGGCCCTTGGGGGAGAGGGCGTGGGGCCGCGTGCTCTGTTCGGATCTGATCTGGACGCCCAGGCGGCGTCGGCCTTTTGAAGATCGATGGTGCCGTCGGGTTCAAGGATGAGGCGCCCTGAGGCGATCGCCTTGCGCACCGCCATCTCGGAGACGCCGCGATGGCGGGCATAGGCCCTGCGCGACACCCCCATTGTCGATAACTCCTAAAAATACTGAGCAATCCCAGCGACTTACCAGTTGCTCGGTGAAATTCCTCGAGCCTGTCTCCGCCTCGCCGATCAACGACGGAGCAAACGGAATGAGCCGAAGCAGACGCAAAACCCACCCGGCCGACCTCGCCAACGAAGCGACGCTGGCACGGGCCATACGGTTCGATGTCGCGCTGTTTCTAGGAACGGGGCGCTACGCGAAAGCCAGCGCATCGACCCTCAAGGCGGCGCGCATCGAGGCGATGCGCCTGCTTGCCGAACATCCCGGCGCGCGCCGCCCGCTGATCTACGGCGTCACCCAGGAGGGCCGTGCGGCCCTCGTTCCCCAGCCCTGAAGGAGAAGTGAGTTATGTCCAAGAAGAAGACCACCACCACCGCCAACACAACGAGCTATGCGCTCAAGTCCAACGCCGGGCGGGCCGCTCTCAGCTCCGGCATGAAGCCGGGTGCGTTCGAGATCTACGAAGCGCCCGACGGCCGCTATGCGTGGCGTCCGGTAGGCAAAGCCGCGGCGAAGAAGCTCGCCGCTCAGCAGGTGACAGCGCCGACCGGCACGAAGAAAGCCGCCAAGCCGAAGCCGCCAGCCGCGCCTGAGCCCAAACCAGCGCCCAGGACGGCGAAGGTCGGCAAGCGCAAGGCCGTTCTGGAAATCGCGGCAGCCGGGACCTTGCCGGCCCCGCCGGACTTCTCGAAGCCGACGCACGAGCGCTACCGCGCCAAGCTGGAGAAGCTGGTCGAACTGGTGAAGGCGGGGGATGTCGCCGGACTGAAGGCGACCGAGATCAAGCCGATCTCCACGAGCCCCAAGGCGATGGCGCGGTACCGCGACCTTGCCGTTCTCGCCCTCCAGGCTCGGCAGGCAGCTTAGCCAAGCACGCGCCGACCCTGCGGTGGTTCAGAAACGACACGGCCCGCGCCGAGGATGCACCTCGGGCGGGCCGTCGATCATTTTGACACTGAGGCGTTACTTGCCGACCGCCTTACGGACGGAATCCTTTAGGCCGCCTACCGCGTTCTGAACCTTGCCGGCCGTCTTGTCGGCCTTGCCTTCCGCCTTCAGCTTGGCATCGCCGGTCAGTTTTCCCGCCGCTTCCTTGATGGCGCCTTTGGCCTGCTTGGCCGAACCCTTGATACGATCCTTGTCCATGACGTGCTCCACAGCTGGCCGCAGCCGAACGCTGCGCCTGCGACATGAAACTCCGACATGGCAGCGGTGTTCCCAGTGCGAGCTCCACTCCTAAAGCTTCGCCGGCCCAGCAACATTCCAGAAGACGATGCGGCTAGCGCCGATCTGATCCCTCGGGCGGGCCGCAAGCATCTCCCACGCCTTCGCATCGTAGTGAGGATCGGACGGGAAGGGCGGTCGGATCGCCGCGATTGCAGCGAAGGACTTCGGGTAACAGTGGATCTTGGCTCCGGCGACATCACCGGAGCGAAGTTCGCGTCCAACCTGAACGACATGACGCTGGGCGCGGGGCCAGGCTGCAGCGAGCGCCCGCGCCAAAACGCCTGAGCCCGCCGCACACCAGACCTCGTCAGGATCGATACCCGTCGCACCCGCAGCCGCCGCGATACAGGCGATCGCTTCCGGAAGGTCGGCGCCGAACGGCACAAGGCGTGCGCCGTTCCGTTTGGCGTGCTCGCGCGCCCTCGCTTGGACGACCGACAGATAACCGGGCCGGACGGGTACGATACGCGCGCCGAGGCGAGCGGCCTCAAGTGTGCGCGGGTGCAGCTTCGCCCGCGCCGCCACGAAGACGGTCGCTTGTTTGCCGAGGCGCCGAGCGACCGTCGCCAGCGCGGTTTGCGCGCCGCCCTCGGCGGGGCTGGCATAGACGGCTTCCTCCGCGCCTTCGAACAGCATCGGCATGAAGCGGGCCTTGGTCCCGCCGGCGAAGAGGTCGTCGCGCACCACCAAGATGCCTTCATGCTCTCGGACGATGGGCGCGATCATTGCTCGTCCTCCCCATCGCTTGCGTCGTCGTCCTGGCCATCTCCACCGCCAAGCTCGTCATCGCCGAACTCGACTTCCCCGCAGGCATCCGTTGCCTTGCGCGGATCTCCCTTCACGAAGACGAGGATGTTCTGATGCGTCCGGCCGAGCTTGCGCGCAGCCGTGAACTGCCGGCCGACCCGGATCGGCAGCGAGCCGACAGAGGTCACAAGGATCGCGTCGTTGTAGAATTTGGCGCCCGCCTTCTCGAAGGCATCGATGGTTCGACCGGGCAGATTCACATAAAAGCCGCCCGCGTCGCGGACATCGCCGACGACCCAGACGGCGAAGCGGTCGTCTCGCAGTCTGGCGATCGCGGCGGCGATGATCGCGGCCTGAGCGGAGAAAAAGGCTTCGACCGTCATCGTTGAGAGATCGGCCGGATCGTCGGAGTAGCGTTCCAGATTCCAATAGGGTGGGCACGAAAAGATCAGGTCGGCGTTCACGTCGGCGGCGATCGTCGCGGTGTGCCGCGCATCGCCCTGGCGCCATTCCGGCGTCGGCTCCCCCGCCAGATGGAGCTGCTCCCGGTTCGCCGCGACTTGTTCGCCCCGCAATTCGATACCCACGTATCGCCGCCCCAGACGCGAGGCGACGATGCCGCGCACTGAGCCGCCGGCGAAGGGATCGAGCACCATTCCGCCGGCCGGACAGAACCAGCGATAGGCGATCTCGCAGATGATGGGATCGAAGATTGAGGTGCCTGAAGCCGTTGGAGCATCCGATGCCTCATAGTGCTGGTCGAGAAACTCCTCTGTCGTCAGCGCGCGGCCAAGCTCGGCCTCTTTCGCGCGCTTCTTCGCGTAGAAGCTCGGATCACCGGACGTATGCGACGGCATGAGCACGCCACCGTTCGTTTTTTCGGTTGGTTTCTCACCAACGATGTGTTCCCCGCGCATCAGATCCTGGCCGAAGGTGCGGGCGAGACCCTTAGCCATCGGCGCCCCCAGTCTTGCGGCCCTTCGCGGCGTCCAGCTGCGGGATCAGCCCTTTGCCGAGCTTCATGTTTGCCGGCACGCCGCCGCCCTTCCAATTGCGATCAAGAGGCCTCGGCGATCCGCCAGGCGCGGCGCCGCGACCGAGTTCGGAGCGGATGCCCAGATTGATCCACGCCCGCTTGCGATCCTGCCACCAGCCCTTGCGGGCATCGAGAACGCTGAAGGGCGGAATTCCGAAGCGGTCGGCCAGGCTTGAAGATTCGGTGCTCGGCGCCGAATCCTGTTCGTCATCGCCCTCGGCAGATGGCGACCCGTGCTCGCCGCCATCGTCGAGTCCGTCGAGCAAGGCGCCCAGTTCCTCCTCGGCGAACCCCAGCAGATCGAGATCGAACTGGGCCTCATGCAAGGCTGCGACCTCGGCCTTGAGCATTTCATCGTCCCAGCCGGCATTCTCGGCGATTCGATTGTCGGCAATGACCAGCGCCCGGCGCTGTGCATCGCTGAGATGGGTCAGCACAATCACCGGAACCTCGGTCAGGCCGAGCCGCTCGGCGGCGAGCACACGCCCATGGCCGGCGATGATCACATCGTCCGATCCGATCAGCACCGGGTTCACGAAGCCGAACTCGGCGATCGAGCCGGCGATAGCGGCCACCTGTTCGGCCGGGTGGGTCCGCGCGTTTCGGACATAGGGGATCAGCCGGTCGATCGGCCGGGTCTCGATCGTCAGCATTGGCTTTCCATGAGTGCGAAGGTTCGCAACCAGCAAAGGTTCGCGAGGCGCCGGGTGCGAACCTGCGAACCGCGAACCCGCGAACTGCGAACCTTGAATTTCAGTCTGTCGCTGGCGGAGGTTCGCGCCCTTGCCCCCCGCACCCGTCAGGGCCGGGGAAGAACCTAGTGCGATCGTCTCAACCCGTGACGCGCCAGCATGCCAGGAAAGGTGCCCGGAAACGTTTCAGTTGTCGCGCCAGAAGTTCGACGCGTCCGGCCAATCCGAGCGCGCCTGAACGCCGTGTTCGCGGCGATGGCATCCATGCGTTGCGGCGAGACGGATCGGCCAACGCACTGGTTCAGAAATGAGGCCCCGCCTTTGAAGCGGGGCCGAAGGATTTTGGACGTGGCGGATTCGGGATCGTCTCCGAAAGGGGTCCGCAAAGCTCGCCTGATCCGGTCCGCGCTCCCTATCGCGGTTGATCCGGATCAGCCTAGGTGCGATCGGTCCTGAGGCGCGCAAATGGCCCTCACTCAGAGAGAAACCCCGCCTTTGCGGGCGGGGTTCGTCTTCAGGTGGGTCGCGGCGCCGTCATTCAAGGCATCTGATCGCGCGCGCCGCCGCAATGATCGCCTCGGCCCTACGGATCAGGATATCCGTTCCGCCCTTCGCGATCAGCGCAGGATCGAGGCCGGGCTCAAGACTGTCGTCGTCGAAATGCGCAAGCGCCGCGCCCGCTTCATGGCCTATCTGATCGGCCACGTTGGCGATCGAACCCATAAGGGCTTGGATCGATGTCCGGGTGGTTTCTGAAAGCTTCATTGGGCAAGCCCCTTGCTTGAACGATGGCACAGTCACTGGGTCCTCGCGGAAAAAGAGCAAGGGCGAAGAGAAATAAATCTGCGCAGCCGACCTTATGGCGCTGACCCGATCAACTGACTGAGGATCTCATGACGCTTCTTCGGCGGACGTGGCATAGAGCGCTCGCCGATATTGCTGCTCCACTTGGTCGGCGAGCGACAGGTCGTGTAGGCTTGCTCATGGGCTACTGGGAAAAACTCAACCAAGAGCAAGACAAAACGCCGCCATGGGTTTGGCGTCTGATTGGCGCCTTCGTGATCGTCGGAGGCAGCTTGGTCATGGCAGCTGTGTACGGGCCGTGGGTGCTGATGATCGGCCGCTGGTGGGGCTTGTGGGACTGACCACCTGCGTCGTCCCGTTCGATGCGCGCTAGTCAGCTTGTCCCAGTGCGGCGACTTGGGTTGGCGAGTCCGGACCCTCTGGGCGCGGTGCCCGACCGGGTTATTGGCTGAGATTGCCGCGCCGCTCGCCGCGAAATCTCGATCATCGCCGCCGCCCAGCGTCGCCAGGCCGTTGCCCGCGAAATCCCAAGCTGCCAGCAGATGGGCTTCCAGCGCACCCCTTCAGCGCGCAACCAGACGAGCCGGGTATCGTCGGCGTCGAGCCAGCCGAGCCAGTCGAACGTTTCCTCCATGCGCGAGATGGCCTGGGCGGTCGGCGGAATGCGGACCTTGAGCGTCCGGTCCTGCGCGTAGGTCTCGGCCGCGGTGCGGATGATCGCCGGCCACGTCGAGAAGAAGCCGCCCATGCGGATGCCCGGAAGCTTCTTGAGCGTCGCGGTGGCTTCCTCGAACCGGGCCTCGATATCGGTCGGGCTCATGGCTGGGCCGCTCATGCCGGCCTCGCCTTGCGGTCTTCAAGAAGACTCGGTGGTTGATATTTATATATCGCGCGCGCGCGCGACCCCGTCGGAATGGGGTCGGAAGGAGGTTGGCAGGGGGTCGGAAGGACCGTCGGAAGGTTTTGAGCCTTCCGACGGGGGGTGGTTGGAAGGGGTTGTCCGACCCGTCGGAAGGGGGGTCGGAAGGTTTTCGGGGGCGGATCGCTCCGGCGTGTCGAGCATCCGGCGCAGCTTGGGTCATTGCTCATGGTTCTCTCCTCCTGAAAAATCGAGCGCGGGTGCAGGCTCGCTAGCGGTGGCCGCACCGTCGTCTTCGCCCGGGTATCTGAGATGCGCGGGGCGGACGTATCGGCGCCGCTTTGAGCGTGGGCCGAGCTCGACGATCACAAGCTTGCCCTGTTCAATCAGCCGTTCCTGGGCGGCAAGCGCCGCCTTCCAGGAGATCGCGCTGCATACGGGCAGGTTGCGCGCGACGACGACGAGGCTCGTGCGGGCGTTGGGATCGGCGGGCAGCATCGACCCGCGGGCGACAAGATAGGCCGCTGCGTCAAGTATCCGCCGGTCGTGATCGAGCTTGTCGAAGAGGGAGTTCCTATCGACTTGGTCAATGCGAACGAACACGCCGGCCTGCCAAGTTGTCCGAATGACCTCCCCAGGCGGGCCATAGTTCGACTTCATGGTCTTGAGAACGCGCTCTTCGGATCGTTCGTCCTCGGCCCCGGCCTTGCTCCCGGCCCCGTCGCTCTCCGCGTGCAAGTTCTGCGGCCGTGTGAAGTAGAGGCGGCTTCTGACCGAACCCTCCCAGCCCGTCGAGCCAGACTGACCCGTGCCATCGGCAAGGCCCGCCCGGGAGGGATGGGCCGTGATGATCACGCCGCCGCGGTTGATCATCGCGATCCGCCGCATGGCGGTGACGTAGGCGCGCACTTGAGGGCGGATATTCTCGTTGCCGAGAAACGTGTCCGCGACCGTGTCGATGACGACGAGCTGTGAGCCCCAGATCCGGACCTGCTCTTCGACCTGGCTGAGCAGGACTGTACGTTTGGCGCTGCCCCGCGCGAAGAAATTCATCAGCTCGTTGGCGTCGCCAACGCGCGATGCGAACCGCACGCGGTCGTCGAGATCGGAAAACGAACAGCGGTAATGACGGCAGATGCCGTAGAGACGCCGATGGACCTCATCTTCATCGTCCTCGCAATAGAAGCCGAACGAGGAGAAGGGCTCCGGCAGGGCGATCCCAAGCCACGGTTCGCCCAATGCTGCGGCGACCTGCAATTGGAGGCAGAGCAGGGATTTGCCGATCCCTCCAGCGCCCGACAGCATCGAGACACCGCCGCGGACGAGGACTGACGGCACCAGCCAGTCGCGTTCTGGAACGGGCTTGCCTTCGAGCGAGCCGGCGCTGCGGACTACAAGCGGTCGCGGCCGGGCCGCGCGCGGATCGACGGCGTCGGTATCGCTCATACGCTGCCCTGTCGATCAGGCAGCCGCCCGTCCCTGTGCGCCTGGACAATATCGTTGAAGTCGTCGGCGCCGCCGTCCTCGTGGTGCGCCGCCGGCGTGATGATCTCGACCGAGAAGCCGCGATGCTCGTAGGCGTCGCCGGCCGCGAAGGCCTCGCGGCGGCCAACTTCGCCGGCATCGGCGAAGATCGTCAGTTGCCGCACTTGGGACGGGATCTGGATACGGGCAAGCCGCGCCGCGGAAAGTGTGGCCCAGACCGGCAGACTATAGAGCTGACAGGCCGAGAGCGCAGTCTCGATCCCTTCGGCAAGACCGAGGATGTCGCCAATGGGGAACAGGCGAACTGCGCCCGCGCCCATCGGACCAAGGCCGAGCTTTGCATCATCGACCGGCGCCTTCGCTTTCCCATCCGCGGCGAGAAAGGTGCGCTGGACTGCGCAGAAGCCTTTCTCGTCGGCGATCCGCGCCACCATCGCCGGGAAGGTCGGCCGCGCAGTTGGATGCCTCAGGCCGGTATGGAAGCGAAGCTGATCCGGCATGGGAATATGAATGCCGCGCGCGCGGAGGTAATGTTCCGCGAGGGTGCTAGCTGCTGGCCTCGCTTGATCCCAAATTCGCTGCGCTACCTGCCGCCGCGATCTCTCATCGCGGTGAAGCATCCCGTCGGCTGGTGAGGTGAGATGTGCCGGGTACGACGGATCGACGGTCGGCTCGCCGCCGCCCCAGAGACCGGCGCGACGCAGGGCGTCGATGACGGCGCTTTGGGAGCACCCGGCGAAGCAATGGACCAGCACGCGGCCATCCCGCGTTTCAGAAACCGAGAGCGACGGCGTGCGATCCTCATGCGCAGGGCAGGGGCATGAGCCTGAACGGCCGTGCCACCGTCCACCCAGCCGGCCGACGATCGTTCGCGCGGAATGCCAGCCGTCCATCGCTCGCGGCCTTCAGCTTTTCGTTCGATCAAGCGCAGAACGGCCAGGCGCCGGATCGCCCATCAGCAACGCTGTCGTTGAGGCCGGCCTTTGCGGCCGACGGCTTTCCAGATCGGCGTCGCGTGCCTGCCGCTCGCGAATGGCAGTCTGCGCCCGCAGGCGGGCCAGCCGATAGTTCACCGCCGGAACGCTGCGACCCAGCGCGGCGGCAATCTTGGAGAGCGGAATACCAAGTCCATGCAGATTGCGAAGCACCTGATCTTCTATGGCGAGCCAGGGAAGCCGCGGCTCGCGCCGTTCGGCATTCCCGTCGGCGACTTCATCGGCCGGCTCTGTGGCCTGAGATACGACTGTCACGCCGCGATCTCGCGCGTTCGATCCGAAGCGGAGGGCTCCAGCGCAGCGGCCAGGATCTGGTCGATCTCTTCATAGTCGTGGCCGAGCGAGGCGAGGCCAGTACGCGCCTGTTCACGCGTGATCACGCGCTTTCGGAAAGAGTCGATCACCCGCGCCTCGGCCATGGCCCGCCGGACGGCTGCCCGGTTGTCGGTACGCCGCGCGCTCATTTCTGGCCCGCCTTCCGGCGCTCCTGGCTGATCAGCCATTCGCGGATCGCCGCGGCGCGGTAGTGGACCTTGCGGCCGATGCGCACGCAGGGCGGCCCGATCCGCCTTGTCTCCCAGCGCGCCAGCGTATCGACGGAGATTCCGAGTTCTGCCGCGAGGCCGGCGCGGCTGAGCCAGCCGTCGAGCAACGCCGAGCCGCTCCCAGCTTCGACCGCTACGTGTTGAGCATCCATGAAACTTCTCCTGCCGTCGCGAACCGCGGCATGGCTTGGAGGAAAGCAGCGCCAAGGCGGGATGACGCAGGCACAAACAGGCCGAAAGAAAAATTCAGAGCCGCCTAAACCCGCTTTTCATATTGCGAATCAAGCGGTTCGCCTGTCCGCCAACGCCGGCCATCTGCTCGCCGAGGACGATTCTTTACGCCCAGGCAGAAATAGGACTCGACTCCGCGCACAAAGCGAACATAGTAAGAACACTCTGTTGAGCGTTTCATTGACAGTTTAAGGCCGTCGGGAGGCGCCATGACCGTCGAGATCAACTATCCCTGCTCAGAGATCGGAGAGCCCGGCCGCCTCACTCGCCTGACCATCGATCGCCTGGCGTCGGAAAGCCGGAAGCGAATCTTCGGCTACGCGGCACGGAGTCTCGACATCGACGAACTGATCAGGCGGACGCGGCGGATGGCCGTGAACGGCCGCGATTTCGAGATCAGCTGGGACCGCGATCACGCTGTTCACGATCGGAGCGGGGCGCCTGTTCTGGGCGTGTGCGAACATGACCCCGCAGCGCCCAACGTCGTGATGATCAGCCTGAACGTCGATCTCTTGGCCGACAACGCAGAGCTCGCGCGCTCGACCGCAGCGCACGAACTGGGGCATGCGCTGTTCGATATGCCAGCTGCCTTGGCGCGCGCGGAGCGGCGGAGTTTTCGGACTTTGGCGTCGGGCACCTCCGTCAGGCACCGATCAAACGGGGGCAAATTGTTCACGCCGCCGAAGGACGCCGCACGAAGCGCTGAAGCGATCGACTGGCGCGAATGGCGCGCTGACGAATTCATGGGCAGCTTTCTCGCGCCACGCGACCTTTTGATGAGGGCACTGCGCCGCGAGGCAGGTCGGCACGGTATAAAACTGCGGGGGTGGGACGATGCTGGCGCTAAACCCATGTTGACCGCTTTTGAGCACGGCTGGGACGTCATTGAGGCCATCACCGACGCGCTGGCAGAAGAGTTCGGCGTCAGCCCGGCGTTTATGACCGTGCGCCTCCGCAAGCACCGCCTCGTCGCGGCTCGCTGAGGGGAGGGACAGGCCATGGCTTTCGGAGCTGAAGTTCGCACCAAGCGAGAGGAACAGGGGATCGGCCTCAATGATTTCGCCCAGCGCCTGGGGATTTCCCCGGCCTATTGGTCGCGGGTTGAACGCGATCTTGAGAACGCGCCGCGTGACGATCTCGTCGAGCGCGCCGCGGCCATTCTGGGCGTGCGGCTCGACGATCTCTTCGTGGAAGCCGGCCGGCTGCCGCCGGATATGCAGCGTGATTTGCGAGAAGTGGTTCACGCCTATCGGCGATCGCGCATCCGCCTTCCGCGTTAGTTGAGGATCCAGCGGCGTCGCGAGGAGGACGCTGCGTTCAGAGGAATTTCGACATGTTGCTGCCGCCGCGCCCGTTTCATCCGGTCACCGAATTGTCCTATCGCTGGTCGGTGGCGCCGGCGGATATCATAGCCTGGGCGATCGATGGAGCGCTGGCCTTGTCCGCGGTGGTGCCGTCGATCGAAACGGCTGACGGCCACACCGTGTGGGGCCTTGTGGAGATCGCGGGCGCCGACGTGCTCGGGCTGTTCCGGCGCGAAGGCGCATCTCCATCCGTGACACTGCGCCGTTTCAAGGGGCCTTCGGCGAGAGAGAACTGGGAGACGATCCCGAACATGGCCACCGGCATGGAAATCACGGCGGGCGATGTCCTGGTCGCCAGAGCCGAGTTGGAGCGCTTCGAACAGGCGCATCAGCTCGGTCCGGCGAGCGGCACGGGAAAGAGCCGCCGGCCGCCTGGACCGGGCGCACCCCCCAAATACGAGTGGGACGCGTTCTACGGCGCACTGGCGCGCAGGGTTCATGACCGCGGCATTCCAGCAACCCTCTCGGAGCTTGTGCGGGACATGCAGGATTGGTTCGATGCGAGGGGCGTCGATCCGGCGCCTGATGCCAGCACGGTGCGCCGTCGTGCGCAGGTGATATGGCGCGAATTGACCAGCCCCCAGAAGGCGTCAGCGTGAGCGATGGCTCAAGTTGCGGCAGGAGAGCCTAGTTGTGCACCTTCGCTTGCCGCCAACGGGATCGGCTGATCGGCGTCCTCAACCAGCCGGAGGCGCGGGCGAAGCATATCACCCACGGCGTTGAGGCCCTCGCGTAGGGGATCGTCGAACAGATGGGCGTAGCGCTGCGTGGTCTGAACCTGTGTGTGGCCGAGCAGCTTGCCAATCATCGGCAGCGACATGCCCCCTGAAACCAGCAGCGACGCGAAGGTGTGGCGAAGATCGTGGATGCGAACACCGGACAGATCCGTCTCGGCGCGAATGTCATCCCAAAAGCGTTTGATCTCCTGGACCGGCTTGCCCTCGGCATCGCCCGGAAACACCCATGGGCAGTCTGCCGGAACTGAGGCTCGGATCGTTCGCAAGAGTGCAACAGTCGCCCCGGAAATCGGTGCGCGATGAAGGCGCTTCTGCTTCGTTGTTGCAGCAGGCTTGGTCCACACCGCCCGATCCAGATTGAACTGCTCCCACCGCGCGGTCAGCACTTCGCCCTTGCGCGCGCCGGTCAACATCAGGAGGCGAATGATGTTGGCAAAGCGTTGGTTCGGATGCTCGGCGAGCGCCTCGGAGAGCCGTGCGATCTCCGTATGGTCGAGGAAGCGCTCGCGGGGATGTTCGGGATTGCGGAAAAAGCCAACCGCCGGGTTGTCGGCCCGCATCTCCCAGCGGATCGCGAGGTTGAACATCTTGCGGATCAGCATGCCCACGCGGTTGGCCTGAATTGGGGTCGGCTTGGCAGGGGCAAGCGGCTTGAGCCGCTTTTGCTTCGTCTTGGGCTTCGATCGCCGTGCCCGCCCCTTGGCGATTTCTGCGAGGAGGTGATCGACATCGGACGGGCGGATATCGACGACCTTCCGATTGCACCACGAGGGCAGGACGTAGTCTCGCAGCATGTTTCGCCGGTCGCGCTGGGATTCCTTGACGAGGCGGACTGCGTTTTCGGCAAGATAGCGTTCAGTCAGGTCCCGAAACGTTGGTGCAGTTCGGCGTTCGTCGCGCCGGGCCAGCGGATCGATACCGCGGTCGATTTCGCGCTTCAGGCGTTTAGCTTCCTCGCGGGCAGCCGTCACGGTCCAATCGGGAAACTCGCCGATGAAGAAGCGCCGCTTCCGTGCTTCGAAGGTGTAGTCGAGGGTGAAGCTTTTGCGGCCGGAGGGGCGCACCTGAAGGCCGAAGCCGATGACCTCGTCGTCGCACAAGATCGGTGCGCGACCGCTGGGGCTTGGCGACGCCGCTTTCGCGAACCGTTCCGTCAGATGAATGCGCAT